ACAGGTACCTTTACACGTGATGGAGAAGTTGAACCTACAGGTGCAAATACACAAATACAAGAACCAACACCAGAGGTAAACAATGAAGTTGAGCCAGTTAGTGGAGAACAACCAGACGTTCAATAGCAAATCATTTAAAGATTTATCGCCTGTTATGAAAGAGGCGGTTAATGACGTAATGAAATTAATTAAAAATGAGGGCAACTTAATTTTTAATTTTGAAAATGCTGTTAAAAAAGTTTGTGAGTTTCATAATGTTGATAAGGACGATATTGAAGAATACTTTGATAACGAAATTATAGAACAATTAGGAGAAAAGTAAATGGCATGGGTAACTGTTCCTGGAACAAATGGAATTTGGGAATATGAAAATACTGCTGTAGTAACAGACACTTATATAGATTCAGCTGATGGATCAAATGTTAGTGTTTCAAATGGTATTAGAAGTTGGATAAGACCTGGAACGAGTGAAACATTAGAATGTTATATTAGATGTAGAACAACAGCAGATAATGTTGAACGTGGAGAATTATACAAAGGGTACTATGACAATCAAGCAAGTTTAGGTGATACTGTTGCAACTATTATTAACACAGTTACAGACGCAGATACAACTCTACAAAGTTGGTTTGATGGATCAGATAGTACAAAATTTGTACCAATTAATCCAACAGATGGAGATACATTTACACAATGGACAGATAAATCAAACTTTGCTCACAATGCTAATCCTACAGGCGGTGCAACAACAAGACCTGTATTTAAAACAAGTATTTTAAACAGTTTATCTGTAGTAAGATTTGATGGAACAAATGATTGTTTGAGTATTAATCCTATTGCGTGGGCTCAAAGTTTATCAGGTATGACAGTAATAGCAGTTTCAAAATTTACTAATACATCTGGAACTCGTACACTTACAACAACTGACCAAGAAGATATGGGTATTTTTATTGATACAAATTATAAAGTTTCAATGGCAGGTGCAAGTGCTGATACAGGTACATCTGCTGATACAAGTTTTCATATTCACACTTTAAAATTTGATGGTACTCAATCAGACAATGCAACTAGATTAGTTTATAGAATAGACAAGTCAGATACGTCTTTAACTTTTACAGGTACAGTAGGTGCTACAACTAGTGCAAGTAATGGAACAATCTATATAGGTTGTGATGATGGTTCTGAATTTTTAAATGGTGACGTAGCAGAATTTTTAATGTTTAACAAAGCACTATCAAGTGCAGAAATAACAGGTGTTGAAAATTATTTATCAACAAAATGGGGATTATAAGAAATGGCAGACACAGTAACAAAACAAGTATTATCAGATACATCTGGTGTAAAGTATGTAATTAAATTGACAAATATTTCAGATGGTTCTGGAGAGTCTTTGGTTAATAAAGTTGATGCTTCAGAAACAACTTTTATGAGTGAAGATGGAAACAGAAAGATTGCAAAAATTTGGTGGTCAATTAATACAGTTGATACTAAATCATCAGTAGAAATTTTGTGGGCAGGTACTATAAATGCAACTGCAATTGTATTATCAGGACAAGGATATTGGGATTTAAGAACTGCAGGTAATGAAATAACAAATAATGCTACAACACCTACTGGTGATGTATTATTATCTACAAAAAACTTTACAATAGGTGATAATTATACAATTTTGATAGAGTTTAGATAAAAAGATGTATAAATAGTAAGAGAGAGATAAGATGAAACTAATATCAGAAGAAATTTCGGACGCACAATATATCGTTGAAGAAAATAACGGTAATAAAAACTATAAAATTAGAGGTGTCTTTTTACAAACAGAAATTAAAAATAGAAATGGACGTGTCTATCCTAAAGACATACTTGACAAAGAAGTAAAAAGATATAACGCAGAATTTATCAATAAGAAACGTGCATTTGGTGAGTTAGGACATCCTGACGGACCAACTGTTAATTTGGAAAGAGTATCACATATGATTACAAAACTCTATCCAGATGGTTCAAATTTTATTGGTGAAGCAAAAATAATGAATACTCCATACGGTAAGATTGTAAAAGGTCTTATAGATGAAGGTGCTCAATTAGGAGTATCTTCTCGTGGTATGGGTTCATTAGAACAAAGAGGTGGCGCTAACTATGTAAAAGACGACTTTTACTTAGCAACTGCCGCTGATATTGTTGCAGATCCATCTGCTCCAGACGCTTTCGTAGAAGGTATTATGGAAAACAAAGAGTGGGTGTGGGACAATGGCGTTCTCGTAGAAAAGAACATAGATGCTTGGAAACGAGAAATAGAAAGTGCGAAAAGAAATGCTTTAGCAGAAGCTAAAGTTAGAGTATTTAAAAACTTTCTTAAAAATCTCTAGTTTTATAAATATACTTACAAAAACAATTTAAAACTAGTTTTAAAATTAAAGAGGAGATTTCGATGGCCGAAACAGAAAAAACACTTGAGGCGACAGTAAAAGAAGTAACAGAAGCAACAGCTCCTGATGCTCCTAAAAAGAATGCTGTGGCGGCTGAACCTACACATCTGAAAAATGATGCTGAAGATTTAGGCGCAGCTGTAGTTAAACCTACAGACAGTAATCCTGACGCTACCAAGAAAGTAAAACAAGTTTCTGGCGACCCACAACAGAAAAGTCAAGGAAGTGCAGACGCAATGCCTAAACTTTCAGGACATAATACTAAGTTGGAGAGCAAAGAAACTGATAAAGATTCGGAAGATAAAGAAATCAAAGAAGGCGAACTACCTGCTGGTCTCAAAAAATACCTTGACAAAAAAGACGATAAAAAAGAGTCTAAAGATGACAAGGAAGATTCTAAAGAAGAAGGTTATGACAAAATGAAAAAAGAGTCATCACACGATTCGGAAGAAAAGAAAGACGAGAAAAAGGAAGAAAAAGAAAAAGAGATTGACGTAAAAGAACACGTTGATGCTCTTGTCGCTGGAGATGATTCATTATCTGAAGAATTTAAACAAAAGGCTGCTACTGTATTTGAAGCTGCGATTAAATCTAAAGTAAAAGAAATCGCTGAAGAAATAGAAGCAGACTACAACAAAAAATTCGAAGAAGAAACCTCAAAAGCTAAAGATGAGTTAGTAGAAAAAGTTGACTCTTATCTATCATACGTGGTAGAGGAGTGGATGAAAGAAAACGAACTTGCTTTAGAAAGAGGAATCAAAGGCGAAATCGCTGAGGACTTCATTAGTGGTCTTAAAAAATTATTTGAAGATCATTACATTGATGTGCCAGACGAAAAATATAATGTGTTAGAAGATCAAGCTTCAAAAATTGATGAGTTAAATAAAAAACTTAACGAATCAATTGAAAAGAATGTTGAACTATCTAAAGAGAACAGTAAGTACGTAAGACAATCTATCATTGATGAGGCGTCTAAAGACCTTGCTGAAACTCAAAAAGAAAAGTTTAACAAACTTGCTGAAGAAGTTGACTATAAAAACGAAGAAGACTTTAGAACAAAAGTATCTACTATAAAAGAGAGTTACTTTGGTAAGAAAGACTCTTCTGGTGAGATAGATGATGTGGCGGCAGACTCAAATACTCTTAACGAGGATTTAAGTAATGCAATGGCTGCTTATAGTGCCGCTATAAGTAAAACAAAAGACATTAAGTTGTCGAAGTAATAAAGGGAGATAAAAACAAATGTATTTATCAGAACAATACGAAAAAAAATGGCAGCCTGTCTTAGAACATCCTGAACTTCCAAAGATTGGGAATTCTTACAGACGTGCCGTTACAGCTACTATCTTGGAAAACCAAGAGAGAGCTATGAAAGAGGACGCTGCTTTCTTAAACGAAGCTGCTCCTACTAACTCTACAGGTAGTGCAGTTGCTAACTGGGATCCAATTTTGATCTCATTAGTAAGAAGAGCAATGCCTAATCTTATCGCATACGATATCGCTGGTGTACAACCAATGACTGGTCCAACTGGACTTATCTTTGCAATGAGAAGTAGATACACTTCACAAACAGGTGATGAAGCTTTATTTGATGAAGCAGATACAGACTATTCAGCAAGAAACGCTGCTGGTGATTCAACTTCAGGTCAAACTGCTGGTGGTCAATCAGGAACTAATCCTGCTGTATTAAACGACGCTGCTCCAGGTACTTACACTAAAGGTGAAGCAATGACTACTGCTACTGCTGAGGCGTTAGGTGACGCTTCTGGCAATCAGTTTGCAGAAATGGCTTTCTCAATTGAGAAATCAACTGTAACTGCAAGAAGTAGAGCTCTAAAAGCAGAATACACTATGGAACTTGCTCAAGACTTAAAAGCAATCCACGGTTTAGACGCAGAAACAGAATTAGCAAATATTCTATCTGCTGAAATTCTTGCTGAAATCAATAGAGAAGTTGTAAGAACAATTTACATCAATGCAGAAAAAGGTGCTGCTGTTAACACAACTACAGCTGGTATCTTTGATTTAGACACAGACTCAAACGGAAGATGGTCAGTTGAGAGATTCAAAGGATTAATGTTCCAATTAGAGAGAGATGCTAATAGAATTGCACAAAGAACAAGAAGAGGAAAAGGTAACATCATTATCTGTTCTGCTGACGTTGCTAGTGCGCTTCAAATGGCTGGTGTTTTAGATTACACTCCTGCATTAAACAACAATCTAAACGTTGATGACACTGGTAATACTTTTGCTGGTACATTAAACGGAAGATACAAAGTGTACATTGATCCATACTCAGCAAACTCATCTGCGAAACAATACTACGTAGTTGGTTACAAAGGTACTTCACCTTATGACGCTGGTATATTCTACTGCCCATACGTGCCACTACAAATGGTGAGAGCAGTTGGACAAGACACTTTCCAACCAAAAATCGGTTTCAAAACTAGATATGGTCTAGTTGCAAACCCATTTGCAGAAACAGGTGCTCTATCAGGTGCTGCTACTGCTGTTAACAATGCTGGTTCAGCAAACAGTAATAGATACTACCAAAAAGTACAAGTTGCTAACATAATGTAATTTGGTTGATTGTTGTTTGACAATCTTAAAAGGGCGGCTCTAAACAAGTCGCCCTTTTTTTATGCACTAAATAAACATATGAAAAAAGTTTTAATTCAATACCTATACATATTCATTATAATTTTAATGATGCTTATTGTATTTACTTGGGCAAATGCTTGTGAACAAGAACAAGTTAAACCAGTAGATAATAAAACAATACCTGTGTGTGAAGAATTACAAGAATCTACCGAAGAAAAACCTTGTAAAAAATCAGAAAACATAAACACAGTTATTAAAGCATTAGAGAAACTAGGTGAATCAGGAACACTTCCTAAATAGTATATAAATAA